CCCTGTCTGGTCAGAGGAACTAGACTGTAATGAAGTAAGTTTTGGTGAGTATGACTATACTGACATTTCTACTAACCTTCCTACTCGGAACAACAATCCCGGCAACATCCGTAAGACAAAGGTGACCTACTATGGTGAAACTACTAATGAGTCTGGATTTGAGTCGTTCGCTGCTCCTGAATGGGGATATGCAGCTATGTTTGATCTTCTTGACCGTCTTTACACTGGTCTCTCTCTGAGTGAAGCAATCTACAAGTGGGCTCCACCTTCTGAGAATGACACAGAACGGTATGTTCGGTTTGTTGCTAAGAAGACTGGTTATGACCGGAATGAGTATAAAGTAAATGTTAATGACGAAAGCATTATCGAGTTTGCCAAGTATATGTCTGTTCTAGAAGGCATGAAAGGTTTCTCTGATGATGATGTAAGTTTTGGTTATATGATTTGGGAAAAGTGTTACTAATGGTCAAAGAAATTGATTTAACCGACGATGTGCGCTTCTCTGGTTTAGATGACGGAAATCTCACCTACAACCAAGGATATGGTTATGTATCTGTAGATGACGCAGACATTAACAGGATTGAAGTAATCGGTTCTGATGAAGGTCGTGAGTATGTAAGAGACCTCAAAGAAGATGAACAGCTGTTTTGTATACTTCAAGACGACAATCGTACTATGAAGATTTTTATTGATAAGGTTAAAGGATGAATAATGGATGATTTTGAAATTAAACAAATTAATGACTTTGTTCGGGCGATGGAGATTATCCTACGCCATGAAGATATCGAACATTTAAAAGAGTTGGAAGAATATTGCCAACATCGTATTAAACAATTAGAGGTTGAGAATGAAGCACCAGCGTTTAAGTGAAGAAGGTTTTGGTGAGAAGGGCAACTATACGATTATCCTTCCTATTGACCAAGGAGTAGAGCATGGTCCAGTAGATGCATTCTTTGCTACTGCACATCCAGAAATGCTGGATATTGATTATCAGGTAGATTATATTGCAGAACTTCTACATGAGGGTCTAGTAGGTGCTACAGCACTACCAAAGCGCACTGCTAATCTACTTTGTAAAAAGTATCCGCATCTTTCCAAAGATGTTATTTTGAAACTGAATCATGGTAATAATCTAAACAAAGACCTTGAACCTTCACAGGCAGTCTATGCTAGTTCTCGTCATGCTGCTAACATGGGCGGAGTAGGGTTTACAATCTATCCGGGGTCTTCTAAGCAAGATGATATGATTAATTATTTTGGTAAAGTTCAAGAACATAAACCGGATAATGTAAAGTCTATTCTCTGGTCCTATCCCCGTGGCCTTGGTTACGAAGAGACTACAAACAAAACACTTATGCATGCTGCATATATGGCTGCACAGTTAGAACCTGATGTTATCAAGGTCAAAATGCCAGCAAATAGTATGGATGTTGTAAACATTGTTAAAGCAGCATGTGGCATTCCAGTAGTCTTCTCTGGTGGAGAATACACGGATTCTCAACATATGAGGCTTTATGCAGAACGTATTGCAGAGGGAGGTGGATACGGCATGATTGTAGGTCGTAATATTTTTCAACGTAAACCCGATAATGCAAAGAACTTGCTAAGGGACATACACAAAATTTTTAGGGAGAGTTAAAATGAAATATCTCATAGCAGCACTGTTTGCTTTGATTCCTAATGTTGCTATGAGCCAAGCGATGAACAAGGTTGATATGATTACAGAGTTTTCTGACATAGCAACCTTGATTGCAGCAGAAATCTTAGAGTGTGGTGAAACCGATAAAGATCGAGTCTTAGCATTCAATGGAATCTTCGACTCGTTTATGCTTTACACAGCCGAACAGGAAGGTGTTGACCTTACACAGCAAGACATTGAAGCATATAAACTAGGCATTCTTATGCAGCAGTATGAAGGTATGCTGGTAGCACATTCAAACAAAGGATGTGATGACATTAACCGAATTATTGATATGTATGATGACAAGATGCATTATGCTGAAAGTGTCTATGACTATTACCAACCTTTAGATAGTTTATAAATATTTGTCTTGACAACTACAAAAAAATAGTATACATTAATACATAGTGCAATAATGAGAAAGGATATAGTAACATGGCAACTTTGAAAACCAAACTCCGTAAGAAGCACTTTGACACTCAATTCCGTATGAAGAAACGCATGGAAAAGATTGCTGCTTATGACTTAGAGTATGCTCAATCCTATGACATTAGTGAAATCCTGTCTGGTAATGAAGCATATCAAGAATTTGTGAGCAACAAGAACTATGAATATTGAAGACAAAATACTAACTAAGAAACGTTTTTGTGATATGGTAGAATCATATGTTTTTGAAAAACGTGAGTCCTATATGGATGCTATTGTAGATATTATGAAAGTAAATCAAATCGAAGCAGAACGTGTTAGTGTGCTGATAAATACCTCAATCAAGGATAAGTTAGAAGTAGAAGCACGCAACTTAAATTTCCTTGAAAGAATTAACACACTACCATTGTGAGGAACGAATGGGGAAATTTATGTTAAGACTAATCGGAATGTATATTCCATTTGTGCTGGTTATTCTTGGAATCGGTGCATGTTCTTTTGTCTATCAGGATGAACTTCTCGGTAGATTTAATCAGTCAGAAGAGGTGATTGAAGATGTTGGACAACCATCAACTGATGCAGAACCAATTGTTGATCAAGTCACACCTGAAGAAACTACAGAACCAGAATCGGAGATTGTGGATGAAGGAACAGAACCAAGCTTTGACGACGGACTTCCTCCAATCGGAGAATGTTTCTGTCCAAACAAATGATTATGATCATGTAGAACAAGACGGCGGGATTTCTGGATTAAGTTTGAAAGATATCCTGTCTGTAGGAACTCCATCTAGTATGGAGACTGAAGAAGGTTCAATCACCTTCGAAAATAATGATTGACAACCTGTGAATTTTATAGTATGATACACTTCTTAATATAACTGAATACAAATATACAAAAGGAATACAAATATATGTCACTTGCAAATCTTAAAAAGTCCCGTGGTTCTTCCATTGACAAACTCGTAAACGCAGCAGCAAAGTTGAATGAATCCTCAGCTGATGTTCGTAATGGTCCAGATGAGCGTATCTGGAAACCTACTGTAGATAAGGCAGGTAATGGTTATGCTGTTATCCGTTTCCTTCCTGCACCAGAAGGTGAAGAACTTCCTTGGGTCCGTTATTGGGACCATGGCTTTAAAGGCAAGACTACAGGTATGTGGTATATTGAAAAATCACTTACCTCCCTTGGTCAGAAAGACCCTGTAGGGGAGTTAAACTCTCAACTGTGGAATACTGGTCGTGATGAAGATAAGCAGACTGCACGGGACCAGAAACGTCGCCTGAAGTATGTTTCTAACATCTATGTTGTATCTGACTCTGGCAATCCAGAGAATGAAGGCAAGGTGTTCCTTTACCAGTATGGTAAAAAAATTCACGACAAGTTGATGGAATCTATGCAACCTGAGTTTCCTGATGATGATCCGGTAAATCCATTTGATTTCTGGGAAGGGGCTGACTTTAAACTGAAGATTCGTCAAGTAGATGGTTACCGCAACTATGATCGTTCCGAGTTTTCTTCTCCTGCTGTACTGGCAGATGATGATAAACTGGATACGATTTATGGTCAAGTCTATCCACTCAGCGAGTTTACTGACCCTAATAACTACAAGTCTTACGAAGAGCTGAAGGCACGACTGGATGCTGTTCTCGGTGTTAGTGGAACATTTACTCCACAGCAGGAAGAAGATTTGTCAATCACTGCTGATACTGCTCCTATGAAATCTGTGGAACCAGTATCTGCACCAAGTATTGCAGACGCAGATGGAGATGATGACACTATGTCATATTTCTCACGTCTCGCAAATGAAGACTGATAGTTAGAGAAAATCCCCGGTGTTTTAAGGAGTTCCCACCGGGGATTTTTTTATCTACCAGCAGCACCACCGATAACCCATGTTGGGTTCATACTGCCTTGATAATCGTTAGATGGTGCAACAGAAGATGAACTGGTATTGACAGCAGCTGCTGCTCCACCGCCTCCTCCACCACCAGAAACGTTATTAGTTGTTTGATAGACTACTGTAGTTCCACCACCAGAAGCACCAGCAGCAGCATTTAATTGTTGGACTGCCATACCAGTTTGAATTTGCTGTCTTTGGATTTCAACTTTTCTAATTGTTTCTTCCGTTACAGATTTGGCTAACTCTATGAGTTTTTGGTCTGAAGTAAAGGTTGCTAATTCATCCTTTAACTTTGCTGCTTTTACTCTTTTTTCATCTCTAAGTGCTTCTTTTTTCTCTTCAGACATAAAGAACCCGCTTACCGGAGCTATTCGGTCAGGATCACCCATTCTTTGCAATTTATACCCCGGACCAAGTGCTGACTTTGTGGCCTTAAATTGTATTTGATCAGCTGCTTTATTTTGTTGTTTAAGCTGTTCGTTCAATGCCTTTATTTCAGCGTCAAGTGCTTTCTCTTGGTCGCTCTTAAAAAACTCAGACAGAATAGGAATAGAACGAAGTTTATTAATCAACCCTTGAAAGATATTGGTAAAGAGTGCAACAGTATCTGCAATCATCCCTTCAATGAAAGTAGATAAATTGAATGGTTTATCGGGATCACCAAAGTTAAATATACTTTGAATCCATCTTACTGCAAGATTAGTTGGTAAAAAGAAAAGATCAAGTAAGTTGTTAATTTTTAGAAGATTTTTAAGACCAGTCCATAACTCTTCTAGCTTTGCTTTTGGATCAGCAAAAAGTTCTTTGACAAAATCTACAGTATTTTCAATTACATTAAATACAACTGTGATAATTTTGTCGAACATTTCAGAAAAACTAAAGTTTTTAATTGCATCAGCAGTTTCAGTAAATCCCATCATACGAGCGACATGACTAACAGTTGCAGCAAGTAAGTCTAATGGAGCAGCAATGATAGAATCTACAAATCCTTTGACTGCACCTTCTAATCCACCTAAGAGTCCACCTTCTTCATATCCTTTTATAAACCCTTCTACTGTGGCAAAGGTTGCAATGATAGCAGTGATGATTAAACCAATTGGTCCGAGGAACCTACCAACACCTTTAAATAATTTCAGAAGTTTTCCACTAAATGCCGCAATGCTACCTAAGAATGCCTTAAGACCAAAGAACCCCATAAAAGCACTAGCAAGACCACCTAAAATACCTTTACCGCTGCCACCAGATGCTCCACTACCAGCATCACCACCTGTAAGACTAGGTGCCTCAAAAGCACCAGCACCCTCTCTCAAACTTTCTAGACGTTCAAGTCTGTCCTGTTTGTTAAACTCAAGAAGGTCAGTCACTCGATCAGTTAGAGATTCCATTTCAATTCGGATATCTTTAGTCTCTACTAACTGTTCTTCGTTGACTTCTGCGAGTCTGTCAATAACGTCTGTTAAAGCCATTTATTGTCTCATTTGCTTTTGTTTCTCTGCTTCTTCTTTCAACCATTGTATAAGCATAGTAAGGTAGATTTCACGTTCCCAAGGCATCATATTTTCTAGTTCTGTTAATGAGTATTTATGATGTTGCATCAACTGAAAGTTTGTAGTATAGTGATTTACTAAACTATCATGTGAGAGGCATACTAAAAAAAATCACTAGTTCCTTTTAATGTAACTTCATTGTCATGCTCACAACTTTCACACTTGAACTTCACATCATGTTTCATCTGCGGTAAATCTTCTACAAACTTTCGAACCTGTTCAAACTGCTTATTATTAAATGATTCTAAGAATGCCATTACTTCTTCTTTAGGTTCATCTGCAAAACTAATCTGTTCTTCTGCTGTTTCTAGACTATCCAAACAAATAGCAAGCAAGTCAAAAATCTGCTGAGTTTGAGATACGTTATTGTTTTCATTGTCAATCATAGTATCTGTTACTTCTGCAAGAACAGGATACTTTAGTTTCAAAGTCATATCATCTGCTAACTTAATAGATTTGATAGTCTTAGGAACATTGACCTTAATCTTGCTCAAGTCAATAGATACTTCAGATTGTTTCTTACACTCTGTACAAGAAATATTGATAGTAGAAACTTCACCTACAGACTTTGATCGAATCTGTGTAAACAAATATTCAATATCAAATACAGGAAGATTGTAGACATTAATGTCTTCATCAACACAAGCTTGAATGGTATTGGAGATTGCATCTAGTGCAGATTTTTTATCTTCAGATTCCATTGCAATCATTAGAATCTTTTCTTCTTTGACAAGGTAAGGTCTGAAGTTTACTTGTTTGCCAGTAGAAGGAATTTTAGTAGTATATTTAATCGACTCATTAAGTTTAGGTAAAGCCATGTTATAGTAACTCCATTAAGTAGTGCGTTCCCAATCAGTGAATGCTAGTTGCACATTAAGTTGTGTAATTTGGTTCCCAAGTCCATCACCAAGTTCGATAGGATTTATCGTAACTGGAAAAGCCCCTTTTAGTTTAACACCATAAATCACAGATTCATCTTCTTTATCTAGTTGTTGAATATCAATATTTTCGGTGTAGGTGTTTTTATACTGTAGTTCATAGGTCTCAAAACCAATAATCTTTTCGTGCCAATCTTCAAAATAGTTCTTGACCGAGTATTCTCCATCCAATAAGAACGTTAGACTCACATCATCAAAGATAAATCCATAGGGCATCTTTTGTGTTACCATACCAATACGTCTTTCAGTAGTGGTAATCTGTCTACCCGGTAAGTTTGTAGCTTGGCAGAGCACATCACCTTGCCGCAGACCGGGGATGATGATTTTGTATCTATCTGGATGTGCTGGTGGTTTTCCAGCAAACGCCCCTTTTAAATCTTCAATGGTTGCCATGTTATGCTCTCATCTTTCTTCTAGAGTCTTTGTATACTTCACTGCTGCTTGCCTTTTCAAAGTCTGCTGTCGGCAAGAACGTAGCAATCTCCCATTCGGGGGCAGGAACCATAGCAAGTCTAGAACGCACATGGGAACTTAGATACCTTTTCAAGCAAGGTCTAAATGCTTTTAACTTAGATGCACGTTTTAACATATCATAGGACAACCTGAAACGAGTAGATTCATCATATCTTTCATTATTTATAGTGCCAAGCAGTGCATCTAGAAACTTTGCCCTAGTTGCCAGAGGAAGATAGTGCAGGTTCAGTCCCATAAAACCTCTAGGTGCTGGACCTACCATTACAATCAATGGGAACCTGTCATAGTAGGGCAGTGTCTCTTTGTGCTTAGGGTCATAGAAATACATATACATCTTGCCCACAGCAGGACGACTACGCAGTTCAATAGGGTCTTCTTTCATCAGTTTACTTCTACTGACATTCAAGTTCTTTGCCTTGTTCATAAACCATGCACGGGACTCTTTACTCCGTGGAGTAATCCCTTTACGAAAGGCTTCAAACTCTAGTTTTTGAAATAGTCCTGCCATTTAGAACTTCATCCCCATTTGCTTTAGTGTGTGTTCGGTCCATATCTGAAAGTGCCACCCTCTATCTAGGCAATACTCTTTAGCTGCTTTCCACTTGCATTCATTCTTAACATATTCTAGTGATTCAGATATAAATCTTTTTGTTCTGCGTTTACTCTTTGGTGGTTTGGTTTGCTTATCTGGTTTAATCTCTACCAGAACAACACTACCGTCCTTCATATTTAGTTTCAAATCAACAAAATACCGATGATATTTGTTGTCAACTGCACTAATATATGGTATGATAGTCTCTTCAGAAGACCATGATTTAATGTCTTCCTGATTTTCACACCACTTGAATGCAAATCTTTCCCAACCTGAACGATAAATAACCTGTGTATGGTCTCCGTCGTATTTTTCAGGTTTCTTTAACTTGTATTTACCTTTGTAAGTTTTCATAACCACCATATAAATAAGTATAAACTATTCAAATATTTATAGGATTACTAATGGCTGGATTAAAATTTCCTATTGAACAGGATGAAAAATACAAAGCCCAAGTGCGGTTTATGGCTAAAGGGTCTAGTGGGTCATTTGGTGGTATAGCAAACTTGTATTTCCCTGAAGCAGTGAATTTTTCTGATGGATTGGTATATGATAATGCTAACTTAGGTATTGCTGGAGAATTAGCAAGAAAAGCTGCTGGTGGATACTCTGATCTAGCTGGGCAGATAGTAAATCAAAACATAGGAAAAAGAGTTGCTGATTTAACTGCGCAAGCAGGAGAGGCGGCAACTTCTGTGATAGATACGGTCGGTAGCACACAGAACTTAAAAAATATGTTCACTGGAAATAACCCTGCGGCAAATGCAATTTTTAGTTTAGGCGTTCAAGGTATGCCCGGTATTGGAGATGGTGCTATTGGAGCTGGCGTTGCTGCTGGCACAGCAGTTACTGCAAACCCACATAAACGTTCTGTGTTTAGAGATGTTGCAGTTCGAACCTTTTCATTTTCATTTCTAATGAGTCCACAGAGTGAACAAGAAAGTCAATCAATTGAGAATATTATTGACTTCTTTAGAGAAAACGCATACCCCGAAAAAATATTGGCGGGGTATGGATATAAATTTCCTAGCAAGTTTTATATCACATTCTTTTATGATGGCAGAAAAATGTCTCAAGCTCCCAAACTTTTACCCTGTTACTTAACAAGTGTTAACACAGTGTTGAATCCAAGGTCTTCTTCATTTTTTGAAGATGGTAAGGTAAACGAAGTTCAACTAACTATGTCTTTCCAAGAAGAAAGAGCATTAGATAAAAAAGATATTGAGGGTGGTTATTAATATGTCATATTTCACAAACTATCCTACAGTCAATTATAAGTTTGGCAATGAAGCAATAAACACTTCTGTTCAAGACATTGGTGCCTATATTGATTTGATTGATAGAGTCAAGGATGATATTTCTTTTTATGAAGAATATAACCTGAGAGACGGTGACAGACCTGATCAAGTTTCTAACGACTTATATGGTTCTCCTGACTACTACTGGACGTTCTACCTATTAAATGATGAATTGAAGAGAAGAGGATGGCCTTTGCTTAGGTCACGTATTAGTGATAAGGCAAAAGAAGAGTATCCTAATACTACTCTTACAACTAGAGCAAATATTTCTGAACAGTTTCTGGTAGGCAGTAATATTACTGGACAAACATCCGGTGTTACAGGAAAGGTCTTAAGAAGAAGACCCGATCTAGGTCAGATTATTGTTGAGAAGACTCCTACTGACAGAGTATTTACAGGTGATGCTGATACTAATAGTGAGTTAGAAATTGAACTAACTTCAGGGGAAACATTTGTTAATACTAGTGAGTGGGTAGTAACTGTTAGTGGTAGTGAAACTCCTATAGAGAACTTTAGTATTGTTACTACAGAAAATGATACAAAAGCAACTATTAGTAATCTTTCTTTTGGTTTTACCTACGAAGTTACATCTAAAGTATTGACAAATTTAAATTTTATTAGTGGAGAATCTATTCTTACTACAGAGAATGAAGTAGACAAGGTTATTAAAACTGATAAATCTGTAGAAGAATATAATGCCAAACATCACTATGAAGATGCTAGTGGTCAATATATTGATATCAATCCTAATGCCCCGTTTATTCAAAGAGTATCGTATGAGATTATTTGGGATGGAGCAGGGACAGAGGCCACTGACTTTACTATCGACAAGATAAAAATCTCTAACCTGTCATCTATCTTTACTGACTTCAGTTTAGATGAGGTGACAACACAGGCAGTGTTAGGCAACGTTATTCCCGGTGGTTCTGCACTTACTATTGGTGGTCTTCTACAAGCACAGTTCAACAATGATGATGAATATACTGTAGATGACTGGCAAACAAACTTCTTAGGAGGCGTTCTTGGATTTACAGAAGAATTCCAAAATGTTGTTGCACTTCAGTTAGGTGCTATTGTAAACTCTATCACAGCTTCTGGCGGCACAGCACCTACTAGTATTGTATACCACACCTTCACTCTGGTAGATAACCAACTCAACCTTTACGGCGCAGATACAACCACTCCACAGTATCTGGCATTTGAGTTTAGATCAAACGTGAATGTTGATATGACTACTGTTCTAAGTGGGGTATATGAGCCTCTGGCATTTGATACTATTACAGAAAACGACTCTCTAATTGAAAATCAAAGAAACTTTGTAGTCTACAAGAATGTTGGATTCACAGGAAGTTCTATCAGCGAATCACCTTTCCTTGATACTAAAACAACAGGTGAAGATGGTATTCTGGCAAACAACTCTGCATTTGTATTTGTTCAAAATGAATTTGAAACATATATTTCTGAAAACTACGATGCTATTGTTCCAGCATCTATTACACCAGTAACATTCTTAGAAAGATATGAAAAAGATAATGAAGAGGTAAGACCTATCAAAGTTCTTAGACCTAATGTAGTTGCTCAGTTTGATAGACAGTTCAAAAGAATCTTGTCCGAAACATCTTCAGAGGAAGTTTCTGCTACTATTGGTAATGCTTTGGGTGATACATCGTTCACTGCAACTTCTACTAATACTGCTGTTGCATCTGCTACTACCTCAGTTTCATCTGGGGGTAGTAGTTACTAATGAGTACCACAGGTCGTCATCATCCTCTATATGTTGCTCAAACTAGAGTCTTTGTAAGTTCTAGTAGATATGGCACTAAAGATATTTCTGCTATCACTATAGAAGTAAATATGTATGAGAATATTGGACTTCCTTATATTACAGGTCGTCTTATTATTATTGACTCTGCTAATGCATCTAATGCTGTTCACTTTCAGGGGCAGGAAAGAGTTACTATTGTTGTGCTAGACTCTGAAGCAAACCCTATTATGAACAAAGAATTCATCTGTGTTGGTATTGACTTCAGCCAAAAGGTTGGTGATGATAAATCTGGTTTTTCTGTAAAACTTATTGAAGAGCATGTATTGTTAAGTAACAACACTCGGTTCAGCAAAGTGTATGAAGGTAAACCAGATGCTATTTGTAACCAAATTTGTTCTGAGCAATTGGGCGTCTCTGTAACACCTGAAGGCAGTCCAGCACAGTCTGATATGCGAGTAGTATTTCCTTTTACTACATCACCACTAGAAGCAGCAAACTGGATGGCTGCTCGTTGCACTAATGCTAATGGTATTCCATTCTACTTTTATTCTACTATGGATGATAACAATCTACAACTCAAAGATATCTCTAACCTTCTAGGGCAAGGTGCCTTTAATGCCGATGACCCTTATATCTTTGGCACTACATCGAATATATCTCCCGGTTCAGAAGAAGACTGGGACATTCTTAGTAAAAAGATTACCAACTATACTATCAATAATAATGAAGACACTCTGTTGGCAATGGCAAGGAATGTGTTTAGTGGATACTATAACTTCATTGATACCTATGAATATGGTGGAGAAGAAATCAAATATCAACTCACTGATCCATTAGAAACATTGCCTAAACCTAATGGTTCTACAACATACAACTATGATCCAGCATTTACTACTGGTAGACCTTATCATGAAGGACAAAATACATATACATCACAGGTAGTGACACGCAAACTCTTTGACGATAAATTCTCTTTCTTGGAAGAGGATAGTGTTGATAAACATCTTAACAAATCAAAGTCTAGAGCAATCTATGCATTTATGGATCAGCAACCTATTAACGTTACTGTTCCGGGTATTTCATTCGGTTTTGATAAACTTGGCCAGCAAATGGATGTTTATATTCAAAAAGATATTCCACCAGAAGAGAAGTCTAATATAGAAAGTGTAAGAGATAAGAAAAGATCAGGCACTTACCTTGTTCAAAAAGTCATGTATACTATCTTTAATAACAGACTGACTGCAACTGTTACCGCAACCAAAACCAGCACTGATCCAAGCTTGGGTGCTGAACAACTGAATCAGAACTAAAGATATGGAACTATACAAGGTCATACAGAAAGAGTTTTATGGTGATGATACCCGATGGTTTTTGGGTATTGTTGAAGATAATAAAAATGATCCTGAAAAACTTGGTAGAGTTAGGGTCAGGGTATATGGTGCGCACAACGCTTATAGAGATGAAGTTCCAACTGAGTTGTTGCCATGGGCAACAGTAATGGTCCCTGCGACCTATGGAGGAGTATCTGGTGTAGGTAGAAGTCCTACAGGCATTGAACAAGGATCATGGGTCTTTGGTATCTTCTTGGATGGTAAACATTCACAGAACCCTCTGGTTATTGGAACGATGGGCAAGATTGAACAAGAACCCGGTGAAGATATTAGTCCTGAAGCAAAGATTAGACCATCTTCTATTGAGTCTGTTATTGGAAAATCTATAGCATATAATGTCGGTGGAACAGTCTATGCTAATACGTCACAGGGGCAAATTGTATTTGAAGCTGCTACCAAAGAAGGGCTCTCTCTAATCTCAGCAGCTGCGCTTGCTGCGGCAAGTTATACGCCATAAGGAGTTATCATGGCAAAAGTAAATCCTAATTTGGGTAAAAACGCAAAAACAGCGTATAGTGATATCAAACCTGATCCAGTAAAGATTCAGGGGGCAAGAACAGAAGATGACTTTGCGTTCGGAATATTCAAGTTTCGAGGTAATAATCTTTTGAGGTATACAAAGTTTTGTTTTAATAATAACTTGGATATAAATGACGTTGAATCTCAAACTAAATTTTTGTTTATCTTATTGAGGGAAGAAACTTCTATGAGAGGTAGTGAATTGAAAGGGACTGAAACAGTAGAACAAGCTGCACAAATCATTCACGAATATATTTTGAAAGATACCTCTGGATTGCAAAACACTATAGATACTGCATATGATCTTTTAGATAGGAATAGTGTGTAATGTCTACTACATATAATCAAGAGGTTGCACCTAAGCAGACTGGTAGTATACAAGCAATAGATAATGCAATAACAGATGATAGACTAAATTCAATAAAAGAACTACTGGACAATCAAATAAACTCAGACGAACAGTTTGAATATGATAATGAGTTTGATGTGCAGTCTGAACCCAACTATGGTCCTCCGGGAACAGGTGCAAAGGTTATTGGTAATGAAAAGGTAGAGCATAAAAATCAACCTCTTAATTCATTTGATGGTGGTTCTAACCAACCGTTGAGAGCAATTCCACCCGGTGCTGCCAGAGCAGAAGTAGGCACTTACGAGGATGCTAGTTCTGTATCTAAGAATAGTAAGATCACAGAAGAAGATGAAACAAGAGTAGGTGGTTCTACAGGTTCATATGCTTCCGAACTTTCTTTGATGCTTGGTGGGACGACAATATTATATGTTAAAGGCGCAAAGATTAAATATAGTAATACCACTGCTGGTGGAGAAGCAGGAACAGGTTCCTGTAAAGCTCTAGGAAATGATTTGAATAAGATATCTGAAGAACAGTTTGAGAAAGATATGTTTATTCCTACAGTAGCTTCTAGACCTGATACTTTTGGTGATTTGACAAATGTGGTGCGAACAAAGACAGGTAAAGTTGTCAGAACCGCTAGTGGCGCTCCAGTAAGAACAAAAGGTTGAGGATATAATGGCAGACACAATAAACTTTTCTGATGCTTTCAATGCAAATGTAAAAGTTCTACAATCAGACTTTTTAGGTAATGATGTTTATCCAGTCTTTGATGTTGATAAGGTTGAAGTTGGAGACATTATTGAAACAGCTGAAGAACTGGATGCATACTTGCGTTCTGCAAGAAGACAGATTACTGAAGTTATTGTATATCATACGTCTAGCGACTATAGACAGAACTTTACACGAGATGAACTTCTGACATGGTATTCTTCACAATATAACCAAGATGATATTCACTTCCATTTCTTAATTCTGAGAGATGGTCGTATTCAGATTAATAAACTCATTAACTCTACACCTGAACATACATCATCATCTAATCATCTTCCCTATAGTATTAGTGTTGCTTTTGTAGGTGGATTGAATGACGGCATTCAAGATATCAACTCTTGTTCTACTGTACAGTGGAATACATTCCATAAGTTCATGAAATGTTTCTATGTAATGTTACCGGGTGGGCAAGCATTTGGACATTCTGATATTAATGAAAATGCAACTGATCCCGGATTTGATGTTGTTAAATATGTAGAGAACTCTTTTGGTAAAAGAAACACTTTGAGAAATGCAGATGCTATAACTCAAGGTTCTTTAACTGTTAGGGAACTTATTGATGCAAGCAGAGCAAGAGGGTTTAAGTAAATGTCTGATTTAGGATTTAAAGACCCGGATAAGGCGTTTCCACGTTCAGACTATGTTGGTGAAGCAACAACTAACAAAGCTGCACGGGAAGAATGGGAACCTAAAATTGTTATGCCAGATGGTGTTGCTGGCACAGACCTAGTTAAAACAGACTGGCAACCCAAGTATCCCTATAACAAAGTAGAAGAAACTTCTTCTGGCCATAGAGTTGAGCATGATGATACTCAGGGTGGAGAACGTCTGTCCTATGTCCATAAAGACGGCACAGGTATTGAAATGTACCCCGGTGGACAAACTGATGATACAACAACTCTATTGGTAAACTCTACTTCAAGAATGGTGCAGTTAGTTGGTGATGATTTTGTAATGATTGTTAATGGTAATGGGGACGTTACCTATAAAGGGAACCTCAACTTAAATGTAGAAGGTGACTTTAATATTACCTGTGATAACTATACTGTTACTACTAAAGGCAAACAAGTTGAAGAGATTGCTCAAGATAAAGTTGAGAACTTTGTAGGTGATAGAATTATTACTACAGAAGGTAATAAGTCAGAGATTGTCTTTGGTAACTATACTCTTGGTGCTTTGAATAACACCTATATCTTTGCTAAGAACTATTTAAGAATGGCTGCTGAAAAAGATATTGACATTTACTCTGGTAGACATATGACACTTACAGCAAAAGAGAACATGACAAGTTCTGCTTTGGCAAATAGACTTATTGGTATAACCACATCTGTTCTTGGTGCTAGTGGCACTATAGGAGGACAAAATATGGTGATGTATGGTAAGACCTATCATGGTGATGTTAGAGGTATTTCAGAATTTGCTAGAACCCTAACAGGAGATAGCGCAGAGGTTGCAGAGACTGCTATGCCCACAGCAGCAATCCTGACTGAAGGTCAATCTAATACTAATAATATTGGTATTCGTATCCCCCTTATTGATGAGACCTTAATTAAGAATAGTATTTCAGGTGGACCAAAAACATCTGGACCTTCTAAAACTCCTACTGCTAAAAACACACCAGATACGTTTAGTGACGGTAAGGTAGAGGAATAATTATGATAAAACTAAATGTAAATACAGTTACAACCAGACAAATTAGATCGTTTCTCAGAGACCCTAACAATAGAGAAGATGGCACTCTGATTGGAACTGCTCTTGCCAAGAATCTTATTGGTGGAGATTATTTTGTTCCTATAGCAAAAAAACTAAGAACATATTTTGGTGGTAGATCAAAAGTAAAGTATTCTAAGAACTCACTAATCAATTCTTCTGCGGTTAGACGATATAAAGAAAACATTGGACTATCTCACATTGTGCCTAGCCCAATTTATGACCCAATGAAACTTGATAAGATTAATGGTGGAACTAAACTTGGTGGTGGAATTCCGTTGTCTTTGTTTGTATCCTCTCCCGGAACTAGAGCAACTGTCAATCACTTGAATATTAGTGAACGTAAAACTATTGCCAAACAATTCTATTGTCATGTTCCATTGATTGAGGGATTTAGAAATAATAAGTCATTTGGGCAAAATAGTTTGATTGTAACTGAAGGTCTGGTCAAGAAACAAAGTGATGAGACTTTAGTATCTGGTGATATTAGAGACTTACAGACACAAGGTAGAGCTGTTGTTTATGAAGTATTGAACAACAAAGGTCAAAATGACCCCTATGCTACATTTGAACTTGCTAACTATTGGAAAGACAATAATCTTTTTCAAGGGTTGATTCTACACTATGATACACTAGAACCTTCAAGTACAGCAACTGTTCAAGATGAAAAAGTGTATCATGCTGAGATTATTGTTGTAATGCCTACAGTTAATGATTATTATGAAGGAAAATTTCAAAGAATAGTTCGAACTGATATTAACTTTAGGACAGCAATCAATGGTGGACTTGGTTATTTTCAGTATAAATAAAACATAGAATAATAAGAAAAATGGTATGAGATGGCAGTAACAAAAGCACTTTCGATAGAAGATGGTAACTTACAGACACCATCTATTGTAACGACTAGAAATCGTAAGTACAGTGATTTGGATTTAACCTTCGCTGCTAGAACTACTGGTGACATTTTCAAGAAGACTGATGCAGCTGCTGTTAAACAATCTGTAAAGACTATCTTACAGACTAACTTTGGTGAGAAGCCTTTTCAACCTAACTTTGGTGCAGACCTTCGTTCTAGATTATTTGAAAACTTTACTGATGAAGAAAATGCGTTTCTGATCGAAGATGCTGTTACTGATGCACTAGCACTATACGAACCAAGAGCGCAGATAGTTTCTGTTGATGTTAGAGATAACCCTGACAGAAATTATCTTGGTGTTAGGGTTGAATTTAAAATTGTAAATACAGAAGAAGTTGTAGTATTAGATACTTCAATATCAAGGATTAGATAAGAATGGCGACCACAATCAATTCATCAGACCTTAACTTTGATGATATCAAAACATCTCTAAAGACCTACTTTGCATCTAAGTCAGAGTTTGCTGACTATGACTTTGAAGGTTCTGGTCTGTCTAACATCCTTGATGTATTGGCGTATAACACGCATCTAAATGGTCTAATTGCAAACTTTGCATTGAATGAAGCATTTCTTCCTACTGCACAACTCAGAACATCTTTGGTAAATCATTCCCTTGCATTTGGTTATATTCCAAGATCAAAGACTGCTGCACAAGCACAACTAACTGTTACGGTAGACTTAGGGTCTGCCTCAAATAAACCTACTTCTATTACAATGCCCATAGGGACACAGTTCACTACAGCTGTTGATGGTATTACTTACACATTTAGAACTTTGGTTGAGTATACAGCATATCCAAACCCATTGCAACCAAATCTTTATACTTTTGTAGATGCTTTGGGTGATCCTTACATTAGAGTATATGAAGGTGAATTGATCGTAAAAACATTTATTGCTGAAATTACAGGTGATAGACAAGTATATGTTGTTCCTGATGAAAACCTAGATTTGTCTACAGTTGGTGTTCAGGTTTATGATAATATCAACTCTGATAACTTTACTTCATACTTCAGTGCTAACGCTACTTCTGGTGGAAATGCTACTACAAGTGTTACAGCAGACACTGCTCTTTATCTTCCTCTAGAGACCTATAATGGTTATTGGGAGTTTAACTTTGGTGTTGAAGGTGTTACAGGTAAAAACCCTGTGAACGGTGAAGTTATTCGCATTACCTATTTGAAAACCAATGGCCTAGACGCAAATGGAGCATCTGTCTTTACTCCATCGTCCACACTTGCTGTATCTGGATTTGGTAATAGAACACTAAACACTGTAATCAGAAAAAACACAAAATCTGCTTTTGGTTCCGATAAAGAATCTCCAGAATCTATTCGCATTAACGCACCACTTTCCTATTTGGCACAGAACAGACTTGTATCGGCTGGCGACTATAGAGGTGTTATTGCTAATGGTGTTCCGGGCATTAAATCTATCAATGCATGGGGTGGAGAAGATAATGTTCCTGCCAAGTATGGTAAGACTATCATTTCTATTGTATATGAAAGTGATGTTAGCGCAGTCCAGAAAGTTGCTTTACAGACGTTAATCAAAAACAACCTAACTGATCCACTATCTGTTATTGGTGTAGAAGCAGAATTTGTTGATCCAACTTTCATGTATATGGATGTTACGACAACTTTTAAATATAACGCATCATTAACTAATCTCACTAAAGAAGCATTACAAAATAAACTTAATGGAGTTGTATCTACTTACTTTGCTTCTAACAGTGGTAAGTTCAACGATACTATCAGAAAGTCTAAACTAGCATCAAATATCGATGCTGCTGATCCTTCTGTTTTGGGGTCGGATATTGATATTAAAATGTCTGGTAGATTTACACCATTGACAAATCCAGATACAGGTAACTTTGTCAGAACTGACTATGTAATCAATTTCTTGAACGCTATTCAATCTCCATTGATGAATACTGCAAGTATTACTAGTGATAGATTTATATTCAACGGAATTTCTTGTAGTATTAGAAATGCTCCATTACATTCTACAATTCTACAGGCTATTGACAGAGAAGGTAATGTAGTTATCTCTAACGTTGGTAGTTATGAACCATCAACAGGTAAAGTAAATTTGGTTGGGTTCTTACCAGACTCTATTGTTTCTGGTAATAGTTATTTGACTATTACTGCGACTCCTGCTGATGATAGTTCGTTTAAACCACTTAGAAATACTCTGATTACATTAGGAACAAATACTTCTACTGGCATTCAAGACAATAATGAAGCGACTTCTGTAGTTGGCGTAACGAGTTAAACATGGCTGATACAAGAACTCTTTCGGACTATAATCGTTTAAATGTAAACTTGAATGAATCACAAGTCGATACTGTTGTCCCGGAACACTTTAAAGAACAATATCCTGATTTAATTACGTTTCTAAAAAAATACTATGAGTTTATGGATGATGAAGGCGGTATCGCCCATGATCTGAAAAATATGTTCAATGCTAGAGACGCTGAATCTACATCAGATGATTTGTTAAATAAATTGTTTGAAGAAAGATCGCCCGGATTTTCTTCTGGCCAGTTCCCTTCACCTAGATATGCCTATAAGCAACTTCCGGTATTTTATAAAACTAAAGGCACTAATGTATCTATTGACGGATATTTTAGATATTTTTTCCAACAAGATGTTGAAAAAGTCTTGCCTAGAAATCAGACTTTTATCGTAGGCGAAAGTAGAATTGGTGCCGAATCTTTAAAATATATTCAAGATTCTTACTTTTATCAAATTTATTCTATTCAGCTGAAGAGTAGTATTCCATCAACACAATGGTTTGATTACTATAAAACATATCTACATCCAGCAGGATATGCTCTGTTTGCGCAGACCACGTTTGAACCTGTAGTATCTTTGAGTGCTACAGCACTTACAGAAATTATTACCGACTCTGATTTACTTGCTAATTCTGCTGCTATTATTTCTTCTGATGATCAAGTGACTGAATTTGGTCTAACATCGATTACTACTATTGACAGTGATGCTCTAAGAAGATTTAATGTTAGTTCTGGATTTGGTATCTACCAGACTGCTGCTGAAGATTCTGATGTTCTTAATAGAACAGAATATAGTGGTCAATATATCTCTATTGCAGATATCCTTGATCCTGATTCCAGAAGGTTCAGTGATAGTGATAACACAGATGACATCGAATACAATATGTCCGACTCTTCTGATATTACATTGGATGAAGATAGTGGAACACTTGATACAATTGGTTCTATTCCGGGCATTAGGTTCTCTAGTGGAACTGAGACTATGGATGAAGCTATCTTCCCATTCTATAATGATTCTGGTTTAGATTCAGCAATTGGTCCATATGTTTGATATAAATAAATTCAATAGGTTTTACAGGAATTAAAAATGGCACTAACAATTTTAAGTACTGGTAATGTTCTCGATAGAGGTACTGTCGCCAACGATAATACAGGCGACACGCTGAGAACTGCTGCACAAAAAATTAATACTAACTTTGAAACTCTTGATAGTGCTGTGACCAATCAGACATGGGCAAATGCTAGTGTTACAAACTCCATTTTGCGCTATGATGGAACCAAGTTTGTCGCTACAGATGGTTTGTTAGTTGATACTAACGGTAATATTACTATTTCTGGTACACTATCGTCTGATAGTGCTACTATCACTGGTGACATTGCTGTCTCTGGTCTTGTAGATGGTAGAGATATAGCAGCAGATGGCACCACATTAGATTCTGCAACTGCTTCAAATACTCCGCATGCTATTGTTCTCAGAAACGGTAATGGTGACTTCTCTGCTGGAACTATTACTGCCGATCTGACAGGCACTGCTACAACTGCTACTAACGCTACTAATGTTGCTATCACTAATGATACATCAACCAACTCTACTCACTATGTCCATTTTGGAAGTGCAACATCTGGTAATGATGGAGTGCAGGTATCTGAGGATGACCTAACTTTTAATCCTTCCACTGGAGTTTTACAGGTTGGTGGTTATACTGTTGCGACTACTAATACCGCTCTGATGGATACTGAACTTACTGATAGTGCAGCAATCAAGGGTATCAACCAAGCATTGACTACTACCAGTGATGTTACGTTCAATACTGTAACCGATAATCAAGCAAACGTAAGAGAACTTGCTGTTACGACAATCACCAGCACACCTTCAACAATTCCATCTGGGTCTTCAGGTAAATATTTTAGTCTGCGGGCAGATGCAAGTGTTGTAAATATCAATGCAACGAATTTCTCGGCTGGTGATATTGTCACAATAGCTGATACTACTGGTTCTCAAAAAACTATTACCTTTGACACTTGGTCTAGTGGAGTGCGAGTTGCAGGTGTAGACTCTGATTATAGTGGAGTCAGTGTTACGTTGGCAGAATATGGAGTATGCACAATTATTGCTGACAGTAGCGACCTTGCAATTGTAACAGGAAACGTTAGTTAATGTGTGATAAATATATTCAACAGATTTTTTTAAGCAGGTAATATGACAAAGCAAACTTTAGATATCGGCACAAATGCTAATGACGGAACTGGTGACACTCTACGTTCTGGTGGTCAAAAGATCAACGATAACTTCTCTGAGTTATACCTAACTCTTGGTGGAAATAGTATTGCTAGTAATGGTATCAATGCTGCCTATGCTACTCAAACTATTGACACAGCAAGTGCAACAGTAAATGATTCTGATACACTTATTATTTTTAATAAAGGGTCTGGCACAATTGCTGCAACTCTTGGTGATGGCACATCAACTGGACAATATAAAATCTTTTTGAATAAGAATGCGGGTGTAGCAACAGTGACTCCATCTGTCGGAAAATTTGCAAATGGCACAAACTTCAAACTAAGTCAATATGGTTCTACTCAGGCAATCTGGGAAGGTTCTAAATGGTATCTGATTGGTCATAAAGATTCAGCTGATACCGACGTAGTAATTACATAAGAAGAGATAAAAAATGGTAGCAATAGTAACTACAGATACTAAGCAACTCTTAGTAGAAAAATTAATAGATGATCTGCAAGCAGATTCTAATAACTACTACTTGGGTATTGGTAAGACTGATGTATGGAATGTAACAGACACTGCACCGAGTACTATTGTTGATGCGGAAACAACCAAAAGAGATTTCAGAAACAATCTTCAGTCTATACAGAAAATCTCTTCGGTAAGTTTTGTTGCTAAGAGATACAACTGGTCTTCTGGCACAATCTATCAGCCTTATAGAGACACACAGAATTCTACTGGCAATGGTCAGTATTATGTTATCACTCAGTCCAACCGTGTTTATATTTGTTTGAGGCAAGGTAGAGACGTTTCTGGTAACGTTAATACATCTACAGTTGATCCAGACACTACAGGAACTACCACTTCTCCTGTAAAGACCTCTGATGGTTATGTATGGAAATTCTTGTTCACTGAGTCTGCTACACGACTTAACTCTTTTGCTACATCAAACTTCATCCCTGTTGAGAAGATCACTGCATCAGCTGGTCTGAGTAATATTCAGCAGTCCCAAAAAGACGTTCAAGATGCTGCTTCTTCTGGTCAGATTGTTGGGTATTTGGTAAACTCTGGTGGCACTGGGTTTACTTCTGCTCCTACTATTACGGTAAGTGGTAATGGTAGTAATGCAAGAGCAGTTGCTACAGTAGCAAGTGGTACTATTGTTGCAGTAAATGTTGATGACTCTGCTGGTGGTTTTCCATTTGGCGCTGGATATGATAATGCTACTGTAACTGTTGGTGGTAGTGGTTCTGGGGCAGTTGTAAAACCTATTATTTCTTCTAATGGTATCGGTGCCGATCCTAGAGATGATTTAAAGTCTTCATCTATTATGTTTAATTCTAAAATTGTAGGTGAGGCAGGTTCCGGTGATTTCTTAGTAGGAACTGGAGCAGACTTCAGGCAGGTTGGTATTTTGAAAAACCCTAAAATTCCCACTAGTCGGTCAGCAGCAGATTCGGATTTTACCGCAACTACTGGAAGTGCTTTGAAAATTTTGACACTGGATGATGGGTCAAATCTCACTAGTCTGGGTGTAGATGACATCATGTCTCAAGATCAGACCAGTGTGATAGCAAAAGCATACGTTAATAAGATTACAGGAACTGATGCAGATGCTACAATTCTTTATCATCAAAATGATAATACTGGATTCGTGCCTTTCTTAGCACCACCATCTAATATTATTAAAGATTCAGCAGATAATGACGTATTCGGCACGTTTGCTTCAGATTCTGATGGTGAAGTTGATCCATACTCCGGTAATTTGCTTTATGTAGAAAATAGAGCAGCTGTAGAAAGAA